CACCCGTCGGTCCAGTCGGTCCTGCCGGGCCAGTAGGACCCAAAGCTCCTGTCGGGCCCGTTGCTGTAGTTAAATAAGGAAGTCCATTCCAGTTGGTAGTACCATCACCAATCTTTGCTTTGTTGGTATCATACTCATAACCAATTTCGCCGGCAAGCAGAATAGGATTATTAGAAGCCCATAACGCAGCAGTGTCACGTCTTACTTGTACAACAACAGCCATTTAAAATCCCCTTGCATCGTAATCGAAATCTCTTCTTGTTTCAAACACATATTGAGATGTACCAAATGCCGTAGCAGCTGGACTTAAAGAACCAGCCGTACCTGTGTTAGCATCAAAAGCACCAGCAGCAGTAGTAGTAGAAGCTAGAGCTGTAATATTTGAGTTAAGCAAATAGTGAAATTGCACACTTGATGAAGTGCCGCCATCAATCAAATCTTCTTGTTGGTGGTCTACTAGTAGGTCACCCTGTTGCTTGTAGAGTTCTCTCTTAAGGGTGTTCATCATCCTAGACAGCAGCAAGTTGCTGTTGCCCTGAATGGTATTGTTACCCGGCGCACTCCAAACAGCTCTGATAACTACTCCTTATTCTTAATCTTCTGTTGTGTTATTTCAACTATCATTGCCTGAAGTTCGGCATCTGACAAATCTTTAACACTTGATTCAGTTTTAATATTAACAGTTTGAGCTTGCTGCAAAAAACCTGTAGCCTTTAAATACAACTCGGCACTCTTAGTATCACCTGAGACACCCTTAATGTATAAGGCATCTAATAATGATTGAGTTCTTTCTGGCGATTCCGCTAGACCCTTGACCCCAATGGACCAACGCTCGATGAAATTTTTTTTCTTTTCCCATGTGCCCAATGTGTTAATATGGACACCATGTTCTTCTGCCCAAGCTTTTTTAGTTTCAGGGGTTCTAGCATTTTCAGGTGTAAGTAGCCAACTTAGGTATTCTTCTTGGGCATTGGTTAAGAAGAGAGCTTCGGTTCTTGACATGAAATCCTTATCCTTCGGGAAAAAAAGTGTTCTATATGTAAAGATAATCTGTTACATCCTACAGTATACAATAAATTTTCTAAATAAGTTTGTTACTTTGGTAACGGAATGCTATACTATAGAGGCACTGGTAAACAAAGCGCTAGTAAGGAACCCCGGTTCTGTGCTACTAGTCACATAGCTTTACCTTTTAGGTCCGTTTGAGGGGGTCGGCCTTCGCATTTTTTAAATCATACATTAAACATTCGAGTATAATAAACCAGCTCGACGGAGAGCAAACATCCGCCTGGCAGTAGTCAACCTACTGAAAAGTCCCCAGGGGTTCAGAAGACTGTTTAAAGAATAAAAGCATAATATAAATATTATTATTAAAAGGTTAGGTTTTAGCTTCTAATAATAAGAAGTTGCAGCATAAGAAAAATAATATTATTATAAATAAAACTTGTACTTCTTGCTAAAAGAGGGTACAATATATAAATAACCAATCAACAGGAGATAATAATAATGTCAAACCCAGCAACAGCAAAACAGATGGCACTAATTGCTAAGCATAATATGCCAGTACACAGTGACACTCTAACAGTAAAAGAAGCATCAGCAATCATAGACACCTTTGCCAAAGCCAATGGCTGGGCTCAAAAGGGATTCGCGGCCAACGAGAAGCCACAGACCCCTACACCAATGCCAGATTCTTTTTAATTTTTTTTTATTTTGATTTGATTTAAGGATGCTTAGTGTGTTACACTAGAAGCCTCTTGGGAAAGCCTCAGGAGACTTGGGGGTAATGCCTTGAGTACATAATCAGTGATGATGAACTAAATAGTAACTTTACTAGGTTGGGGACAACTTAGAGCTTTCGTGAGGAAAGGGCCAGGGGAGTAGATACCTCTGGTCTTTTTCTTATATGTCCCTAAATGTATTTGGCATTGCAATAATAAACAAAGGGCAGTACTTAAAGAAAAAGGGGTGGGGGGTATTTGGAATATCCTGCTTCGCCCTGTATAGTACGGTACCCTACTGTGATAGTGGTGGGAGGGGGGGGTGCTATGGGGGTGTGCCTGGGTGTATGTATGCTATGCACTGAGTATGATGAGGGTGTGTACTGGGTGGTTATGGGGACAGGGCTACTGTGTATGCATTAGGGTATATGTCTATAGTCTCTCTCTATGATTATAATATAAAAGGATTAATTGATTGATTGGTCTTGCCGGCCATCTGGTGATATATCAACTATATATTATTATGCTGAGTTGCAATGGATGAGATGAGATGATATACTGATGTGGTCAGTTAGGGAGTAACGCGGGGGGCTAGCTTCCTGACTGGCACTATACGATATAATAGCTAGACCATAATAAGACCCAGGATTGTACAGTATTCCTTCTGTATAGTCCTGGGTTTCTCCTTATCTGGGTTTCTTTAATATTAAAAGCCGGCAAAAGAAAAGAACTAATGCTGTATCTTATTCTATAGAGGATGAGTATAACCTAGAGAGATAGCAATGCCTTATGCTGATTGGGTTACCATCTGGATTAGTGATGGGTTAGAGCTGGATTATCTCGGATTAAGATACCCTTAACCTTTAACTTTAATATACCCTATATGTAAGGAAGTGAGGTTCTATCTGCATTTGTGATGGCTCATGCTGGATTAATCATATAATATAATACTTGTATTGAACTTGTATACCTTGATTAAAGATAAGCACTTGAGCATTAGTTCTCTCTCTGTATTATGTATCATCACATTGATAAGCTTCAAAGATTGTTTTTTGCGGCGGCCATTTGATAATATATCACAAGAATATCTCGATTAGAACTTGACTCACCAGTTGTTACCTGTTACTATCTATTTGTCAACGAAAACAAGGAGAAATTAAAATGGAAACTTTAACAAAGGATAACTGGAAAACAACTTGGTCTGCTGAGTGGTGTGAAGGTAGAGCTTTAAAACAAGAGTTAATAACATGGTGTGAAAAGAATCATGAAATGGTTTTAAGAGAGATTGACCACAGACATGGTTTAAAAAACTTTACAGATTGGCCTAAAGTTGAAGGCAATTATACTGACACTCTTCAATTCTATATTGCCATGGTGCAGTGGCTTAAAATTCATGGTCATGAAATGGATGATAAAGAGTATTGGGAAGAAGTTTCTGAGTCATGGCGTTTGTATAAGCATCCTGAGATGCATCATAGTTATTTTAATAAGTTGTTCTTTGCCGGCCGACCGAACCGCGAGAAGTACATCATGACACCAAAATCTAAAGAGCTTTATGATTCCCTACCAGATGTAGTTACAGTCTACCGTGGATGCTGGAAGGGATGCGAAGATGGTCTGTCTTATAGTTTAAGAAAAGAAGTTGCTACATACTTTGCCTTTAGAGGTATTGGCTTTCCACGTGGACATCGTATAATTACAGCTGAGGTTAAAAAGAAGGACATCATCATGGTTTTAGATGCTGACCTTGAGCAAGAGGTTATTGCCACCAAGGTCAAGGTACTCGATATTGCTGAGGTAAGCCAAAAGGAACAAGAGCAACCGCTCTACACCAGCCTTAAGGTTGAGTGGGATAACAAGACAGCAGCACACAAAGCTGGAGTCTACGTAGGATAATGTATAGAGCCCGAGTCAAAGCTACGCTTTGATCGGGCGATACAACTAGTCACCAATACAAACAACAACATAGAAGGATAATGATATGAAGAAGAAGAAAGTAAAGATTGATACATGCCCAAGCTGTGGCAAGCCAAAGGTAACTGAAGAGATGAATGCCTTTACAGCAGTACAAGAAGCCATGCAGTACATCAGAATCAATGACAACAGTCCATACATGATAGAAGAACTGCCCTTGTACGAAGGTAAGATAGTATGAGCATCATTGAGAGTGTTTATGTTAATATTAAACCTGAAGATGTTAAGAGCTTTAATAACTTTAAAGAAAAAGTTGTTCTTGCCGGCGAATCGGAATGCTGGACGTGGAATGCAGCCATCAACAAGTTGCATAATCGTCCAATGTTCTGGTTCAATGGCTCATGGAGCACAGCAGCCAGAGCATCCTTATACTTTAAACAAGGATACTTAACTAAAGGACTGCATGTATGTCATGACCCTGTTACTTGTGACAATACTCTTTGCGTCAACCCATTACACCTGCGTGAGGACACACCATCAGCTAACACTAGGGACTTACTCACCACAGGCAAGCATAATAATAAAAGAAAAACTCATTGCCCACAAAACCATGCATATTCCGAAGATAACATTTACTATTACAGAGGAAGACGCTTCTGTCTAACATGCAAAGCAGACTACTACAAGAAAAGAGGCAAGTAAATGAATGAGGCAGTCACATACGCTGGTGTAATCTATATGATTATAGGCTTTACTATTGGTAGAGTTATTGGTATAATTCTTATTGATAGATTGGAGAAGAAGAATGATAAATGAGATTGTATTTATGACTGTTATGTTTGCGGCAATTGCAATAACTGTTAAAGGTTTATGCGGGATTGCAGGGAAGTTTATTAAATGAACTATTTAAATTTAAATATACCTACGTTCCTTGCCTACCTTGACACAGGGTTCTTGTACAACGAGGAACCTAACCATAAGAATGATGCAGTGCCAGTTGAAGTATTTAATTTTACTTCTATACCACAACGCTGTGGTTTGTTTAGTGTCATGACTGAGTGGGGAACACAACACGCAAGGGTTCCTATCCATTACCTACGCGCAACACCAGAAGCTACAACAGCTTACCCATTGGATTGGTTGCAGCTTTGGGATAACATGTCATACTACGCAAGTGCCGGCATCTATGACTACCTGAAGAACAGAACAGCTATGATAATGCTGAAGGACAAGACCAGACACAAGGCTAAGTACATGTTTACTATTGACTGGTGCCTTGGACCACAATACCATGCAGGATATGGTGAGATGGCAGCAGGACACAAGTGTGCACACGTCTTTGAAGGTGAAGGTGGACAGTTCTTCATGCAGCCAAACAACAGAGTGCTGTGGTTAGATGGTGGTGCATGGATTAGTAAAGAGTTAGCCAAGCCAGACTGGAAAGTCTTTGGCTTAGAGTTCAGCTGTGAATCTACTGGTTCACGTTGGGTATCAGAATCAGATGAGGAGTTATACTTCTACGACTTTAAGGAAAAGGCATGAAAGTTATTGTTTGTTCTATTGCTAAGAATGAAGCACAGTTTGTTAAGCGTTGGGCCGAGTCAGCTAAAGATGCAGATGAGGTATGGTTGCTTGATACTGGTAGTAGTGATGACACTATTAAGATAGCTAAAGAGTGTGGTGTTCATGTTATTGAGAAAGCATGGGAAGATTGGTCTTTTGCGGTGGCTCGAAACCATTTGCTTGATAACCTACCTGATGAGGATGCTTGGCTTATTAACTTAGACCTTGATGAAGTTTTAATTGATGGTTGGCGCGGGCATGTCGACAGTGCACCAACTGATGTCAACAGATTAAGATATGAGTACACGTGGTCATGGAAAGAGGATGGCACACCAGGATTAAAGTATCATGGGGATAAGATTGTGCGTAGACACAGTCACCACTGGGTTAATCGTGTACATGAGGTTAACATTACAAAGCCAGGACATGAAGAGCGTCAGGCTTTCGTAGGATTAGAGATACACCATCATGCTGACAACACCAAGAGTCGTAGTAACTACCTGCCTTTATTGCTTAAAGATGTTGAAGAGAACCCTAACAATGACCGTAATACTTATTATGCTGCAAGAGAATTGTTCTTTCACGGGCGATTTGAAGAAGCTACAGTATTATTCAAGCGTCACTTGATTATGCCTGAGTCTGTATGGAATGCTGAACGCGCATGGTCAATGAGATATCTATCTAAGATGCACCCTACTGAGGCAGAGCATTGGTTGTTGCGTGCTTGTGCTGAGTATCCTCATGGTGCAGAGGTGTGGGTTGACCTAGCTAAACATTACTACATAGCAGAGAACTGGATTGGTATGTACTACGCAGCTAAGCGTGCACTTACCATACCGTACAGTGCGGGATTATATTTAACTGAACCTGATGCTTATGGTTGGTGGCCTAATGACATGGCTGCTCTATCTGCATACCATCTAGGATTAAATGATGAAGCTATTGCTCAAGGTAAGCTTGCATGTGAGCTTGCTCCTAATGATGTTAGATTGAAGAGTAATTTATTATTTTATTCTTTGCGCGAATCCAAAGTTAATGTGGTCATACCAACCAAGACAAACATCGGTGGCTTGACCAAGCTTGTAGGCCAGTTGCTAGCTGACACCATGGTGAATAAGATTATCATTGTTGCAGATGGCAGTGAAGCTTATGATAATTTAAATGCAATACCAAAGTTTAACAAAGTAATTAAAGTTATGGTCAACGAAGGTGTTGGCATCCATGCTATGTGGAACTTAGGCATGAACATCGCAGGTTATGACGGGCACATTGCATTCATCAATGATGATGTGTCATTGGAGAAAGACTGCATGTATGAACTAGGTGCAGTGCTGTCAAAGAATCACGACTACGGTTTGATTTGCCCGAGCTATTCAATAGTTAAACCAACAGAGGATAGAGTTGTCACTGACACTTGCCGTAGTAGATACGATGGTACTGGTGGCATGGCTGGCTTCTGCATGGTATTGAATAAAGAATTGGTGCCACGCTTCCGCTTTGATGAAGACATGAAGTGGTGGTATGGTGATGATGAGATAATTGATTGGGTTATTAAAGAGAATCGTAAGTGTGTGATTAGTGCGGCGACCAGCTGTGTACATGAGGATTCTAAAACAATAAAGACAAACCCACCAAAGGACTTTGCTATGATAGTGGAAAACGATAGAAGAATATACGAAGGAAAGAAGAATGCATAATGCAGCCATGGAGTTTATATTTACTAGCTTTCATAATTGGAAGAGTGATAGGACTGATTTAAATGTATTGGAGATTGGCTCACTAGATATTAATGGTAGTGTGCGTCCAATGTTTAAACCATTCCAAGGTAATTATGTTGGGATAGATATGCAGGAAGGACCAGGCGTAGACATTGTGACCAATGCCACAGAGTATCTTAGTCCAGGCTATTTTGATGTCATCATATGTGCTGAGGTGTTTGAGCATACTCCTGATTGGAAAAAGATTATTAATAATTCTTATGTAAATTTAGTTGATGGCGGCATCTTT